AGTTCACAGCCTTTAAATCTTGCCTTACATTTGATTTATCAAAAACAAACAAAATGAATTATTTAGTAATTGAAACAGAAGCAACACAAAACCAAATCAACGAATTTCACTCTAAAACAAATGGCGGTAAAGTTTTATGGTCAAAGTTTGGCGAAACAAGTGGTAAGTGGGCAACAATGATAAAGTTTTACGGTGCAAGCGAAATAGAGTTAATTAAGCAAGTATTTAACGTAAATAAAGTTTCAAATGCACCTGTATAAAATTAAGAATCAAATATTTGAGTGGGAGTTTAACAGCTTCCACTCATTTAATCAAGCGTTACAAAAAGCACATGAATTAAAAAACAAATTTGGTTTAATAGGTAAAGTTTATATAGAATGCTCAAATGGTAAAGTAGAATGGATTTAAAAAAGAAAAAAAGCCAACTATATACAGAGTTAAAAGTAAACTTTCCACATCTTAAATTTCCTTATAAACAAGCACCTGATTGGGCTTTGACTAATTTCTTTGAAGAGAAGATAAAAGAGAAAGAACTTTACTACTTTGAATTAGGTAAAAAACATTACAGCCATAAATTAATTTCCATAAAATCATTTGAATTTTATATATGTGTTTTTTTAGGAGTTTTAATAGGATTGCTAATCAAAGATTTTTTGTAATTAATTAAATTTTTTATAACCTTAAAACCTTTAATGCTTGTGCAGCCACCTTTTAGAATAACACTGAAAGGTGGTTTTTAAAACCTATGAAAACCTTACACCACCATAGCCACTTAGCACCCGAAGAAATCAAAAACATTAAGGATACTATCGAGTTTTGCCGAGCCAACACAATGAGAAGAACAAGCGTGTTAGGTTATGCTCAGATTAATTGCCCTTTGGCTTATGCTGAATATTTTAAAAGGCGTAACCCGTTTAAATCATTGCACGAATATTTTAATATGATTTTGGGTTATGAAACTAAATACTACTACGATTTAAAAGAGTGCTTTAACCATAGAGAGAATCAACTTATAAAAGAAAACAAGAAGTTAGCGCAAAAATATGATAATGTCAAGTGATTGAGTACGTTTTTTTAATAGAGTTTTGTTTGTGCCCTGTATGTCTGTGATGTACGGGGCTTTTTTTTATTTTATTACCTTTGATATTCAGTTAACTAATTTTAAACTGATTTGGATAAGCGTAAAAATAATAAAGGCACAAAAGGCAACAAAGGTGGAAGGCCACCAAAGGTTAAAGAAGATTTAGCCATTGAAAGAATTACGCGAGCGTTAAGGGAAATATACTCACAAGATAAAGACGAAGAAGCGGTTAATGAGTTCCTTAAAGACTTTGCAACTGAAAAGGAAGGTAAGAAATTCTTTGCAGAGCATTTATTAGGAAAACCAAAAGAGCAAAAAAGCCTTGACGTTAGTTTCTTAGACGTTAAACCTATTGAGTGGGTAGATGAAGCTTAATAAGAAGTTTCAGCCCCTTTGGCGTAATGATACACGTTACTTCATTGTAACAGGTGGCAGGGGAAGTGGAAAGAGCTATGCAGTAGGTACTTTTATTGAGAACTTATTATTTCAGCAAGGCCACAAAGTATTATTTACACGTTACACATTAACGGCTGCTTCAAAATCTATTATACCTGAGTTTGTAGAAAAAATAGAAGTGCAAGGCCATAATAATGTTTTCGATGTTACTAATAACTCAATAAAGAACATTGCAAGCGGTTCTGAAATTATATTTAGCGGAATTAAAACAAGTAGCGGTAACCAAACGGCGAATCTAAAATCTTTGCAAGGTGTTACAACTTGGGTATTAGATGAAGCTGAAGAGTTAGATAGCCCCGATGTATTTGATAAGATTGATTTAAGTGTTAGAGAAAAAAACATACAAAATAGGGTTATTCTAATACTTAACCCTGCTTTGCGTGAGCATTGGATTTATAAGCGGTTCTTTTTAGATGCTAATGTTGATGAAAATTATAATGGTGTTAAAGGCGATGTAACTTATATTCACTCAACATATTTAGATAATAAAACTAATCTACATGAGAGCTTTATTAAACGTGCTGAACAAATGAAGGCGCACGATTACGAGCTTTATGTCCATGTGATGTTGGGTAGTTGGTTAGACACGTTAACAGGGCGTTTATACACCAACCTTCAAGAATATCAAGACTTACCACAAGGTGAAGCGGTTATGTATTGCGATACAGCCGACACGGGTGAAGATTACCTTTGCGCTGTTACAGCCGTTAAAACTAATACAAGCCTTTATATTACAGATGTGGTTTACACTAAAGAACCACAAGAAATAACAGAAAGTTTAGTAGCTCAATTAATAATAAACAACAATGTAAACAGGGCTATTATAGAAAGTAATAACGGTGGTCGTGGCTTTGCTCGTAGTGTGCAGCGTATTTTAAGCGATGTTAATTGGCGTAAAACTAATATAACTACCTATCACCAAAGCGCTAATAAGAAAACACGGATACAAACCAACTCTTCAAACGTGTCTTTAAATTGTTATTTTTGTAAAGATTTGAATAATGAATTTATGTTAGCTTTACGCACGTACACCCGTGAAGGTAAAAATAAACATGATGATGCACCCGATGCACTAACAGGATTAGTAGAGCATTTTTTAGATAATAATGACTTCTTTGTAATATGAATTGGCTACAAAAACAAGCTCTAAATATATTAGGGTTAAACATCAAAAATGACGTTGCTTTAGATAAGCAGTTTTATGATACCCTTTACCAATGGAGAGCTAAAAATAGCCCCGTGCCTTTACCCGATAGCTATGAGAGTTATGTAAAAAATGGCTATAATAAAAACATCTTTGTTTATTCGTGCGTGAAATATATTAGTTCTAAGGCGGCTGATATTCCGTGGAAGTTGTGCCGATATAATGCTAATGGTGAAGAAGAAGAAATAACAAACAGCCCTTTATTAGATTTATTAAAGCAGCCTAATAATTTACAAGATTGGCCAGATTTTGTAGAGCAAAGTATTGGCTATTATTTAATCACGGGCAACACATATAATTACAAGGTAACATTAGAAAATGGGTTAAACAAAGGGCTAACAAAGGAGCTTTATGTTTTACCTTCACAATACATCGAGATACAAAGTGGAAGTGGTGCAACTGAGCCAATAAAAAGCTATGACTTAACCCTTAGCCCTGCGACCGTTGTAACTAAATATTCACCCGATGAGATAATACACGTAAAGCAACCTAATTATGAGTGGGTTAATGGTGAAACCTTATACGGACAAAGCCCACTTAGAGCAGGTTTAATGGCTTTAAATGCGAGTAATGCAAACCTAAACGCTATTACTAACCAAAATCAAAACATGGGCGCATTAGGGATATTAAGCCCTGAGAATATGGGCAACCTAACAGAGCAACAAGCGCGAACCCTTGAAAATAAGATTAGGCAGAAGGTAATGGGTTCAAATAACGCGGGTAAAATAGCCTACTCTAACATGGCGTTAAAATGGCAACAGTTAGGCTTAGATGCTCGAAGTATGCAACTAATTGAGCAACACGATTTAAGCCGAAATGATATTTGTATGTTGTACAACTTGCCTTCGCAGTTGTTTAATGACGATAAAAGCAGCACATACAACAACGTAAACGAAGCTAAAAAGAGTGCTTACACCGATGCAATACTACCTGCACTCAATAAGTACATTGCGGAGATTAACAGAAGGGTTGTTCAACCTTATGACGAAACCTTATACTTTAAAGCTGATACGTCAAATATTCAAGTATTGCAAGTAGATAGGGCAAAGCAAGTTGAATGGCTTAGTAAGGCTTATTGGTTGTCTAATCAAGAAAAGCAGGCCATTATGGAAGTAGATGTAGACGAAACATTCCCTAAGTACACTATACCAAGTAACCTATTGCCTTTTGATGATGGCTTTGATAGTGAAGATATTAATAAGCGTTATCCTGATTATTAAGCAATTCATCGAAGCTATGGCGCAGTTCGTCTAAAATAGTTTAGTAGTTCGTTTTGGTGTAATACATTTGAATCATCAAACAAACAAACAAAAAGATGACTACAACAATGACAAACACTCTAAACATCGCTAAGGTTTCAAATAAGGGTAACAAATTCGCAATAGTTGCGGGCAAAGCAATACTTAAAAAATTTAAGACAGTTGATACAGCTAAGGCTGAATTGCAAAAAAACCGTTCTTTGTACGAATATTGGGCAGGTTCGGCATTCGTGTCTATTCAAAATACAGAGCCAATAATAATTTTATGTTAGTTGGCACAATAATAGATGTTACAATACCTAAGTTTAAAGGTATGTTTCACCGCTACAAGGTTTTAAACAATAACCTTAAAAACGATGGTAGGGGGCAATTTGAACTCACTACATTAATAGAAGATGTTGAAGGGTGTAAAATAAAAACCTATGAAGAAGGTGAAAGAATAATTGTAGTAGATAGGCTTTGGTTTAATGAAGAATTAACAGGTAGAAAAATAAAGATTATAAAGAAGCCTTAAAGACGTTTAAGGTGTGCCCCGTAGTGATATGGGGCTTTTTTAATTAACTTCGCATTATGCCCAACCTAACAACAAAGCAAGAGTTAAGCGGTCGAGAGTTTGACGATAAACGCCAAAGAGATGAGCGCACATGGGTAAGGTCAATTAAAAAGCTATTCGCACAACAAAATCGAAGCCTACTAAATGCCGTTAAGCAAAGCTCAACACCTATAAGCATACTTGACGAAATACCAAAGTACATCAATACAAGCGATACACGAAAGCTTTACAAAGAGCTTTACACTAAGCAAGGGCAGAAATACTACAACGGCACAATTAGAGCGTTACAAAAGAATAGCCCTTATAGATTCAATCTAAAAGAAATAGTAAACGAAGATGATTTGTATTGGCTGCAAATGTCTGAGTTTGTAGATAACGAAGTTGCAAGCCGTGTAATTAGCGTAACACAAACAAGCCAAGACGTAGCAAGAAAAGCTATTAATGAAGCGGTTACGACAGGCGTAAACGAAGGACAAAGCATACCACAAATAAAGGCAGCCATTAATGCAAGTGTGAACCAAGAATGGCGAATAATGACGGCTTTTAGACCTGAACTAATAGCACGTACAGAAAGCCTTACAATGGCTAACTATGCAAGCTTTATAGGGGCTGAAAGTTTAGGCGAAGATTTAGACAAGGTTTGGTTAGCTTTTATTGATGGTAGAACAAGGCAGGCACATATTACAGCGGATAGGCAAGTAGCTCCAATGCAAGGGGCTTTTATTGTAGGTGGTGAACAAATGAGATACCCAGGCGATACTTGGGGGAGTGCAAAGAATGTTTGCAACTGCCGATGTACTTTGGTGTATCAAACAAAGGACGAAAGGAACTATTAATCGAAGCTATTAAGCAGTTCATCGAAATCATTGCTTAGGTGTGAAATGTTGTTTTACTTTTGATTCATCAAACAAACAAAAAGTAAAAAGATGAACAACACATTAACAATTTATTGCAACTTATCAAACGGAAACCAAGCACAAGTAATTTTACAAGGTGATGTTAACGCGATGATTAAATTTATTGAAAATTACGAAGGTGATGATTTAGGGAATGATATGCTTTTGCAAGATTTTGTAATTGATTTTACTGAAACAGGCGTTATAGTTGGTAACGCTTAATTCATTTAACTATGAAGCAGTTTTTTATGTATGATTTTAAAGGCTCAGTTTACCTGAGCTTTTTACCTATTCCTTTTTTAATAAGGGTTTATATTACACGTAAAATAGATATATTTCCCTATTTTAGATTAAAGCCTTGTACGGTTAGAATGGATACCAATGACCCAACTTTCACAAAAGAGCGTTTTTGGCATAAATATAGAGAAGTAAATTGGCTATGCTTTAACCTACAGTTTGGATTAATATCAAAAACAAATTACTAAATGAGTAAAACATTCGCATTAATAGGGGCAGGTGGTTACATAGCCCCTAAACACATTGAAGCTATTAAAGCTAACGGCTGTGAGTTAATAGAAATAGTAGATGTTAATGATTCGGTAGGGATTATAGACCGATATTTCCCTAACTGTAAATACTCTACTAAGCTAACAACTAAGCCCGATTATGTAAGTATTTGCACTCCTAACTTCTTACACTATGACCATATAAAGGAAGCAATTAAAAAAGGTTGTAATGTGATTTGTGAAAAGCCTGTGGTTTTACAATCGCACCAAATAGACGAATTAAAAGCATTAGCCAATTTAAAAGGGGTTAGCATTAATTGTATTTTGCAGCTTAGGCTTAATCCTATGGTAGAGCTATTGAAGGAATACGCATCTTTAAGCAATGGCAATAAAATAGAAGTAACTTACCACACCCCGCGCGGCGATTGGTACACGAAAAGTTGGAAAGGTGACGTAAACAAAAGCGGGGGCAAACTCTTTAACATTGGTATTCATCTTTTTGATTTATTAACCCACATTTGGGGTGATGTTTATGATGTTTCAGATGGCGTTATTTACTTTAGAAAAAGTATAGCTTACTACTCACTAAGTACATCTTTTGAAGATGCAAAACAGCCTGTTAGAGAGTTTAAAGTTGATGGTATGGTGTTAGACCTTACAAAAGGTTTTACAGATGCGCACACCCTAAGCTATAAGCGAATTTTAGAAGGCAAGGGCTTTGATATTACAGAAGCAAAAAAGAGTATTCAACTAATAGAAAGGATAAATGAGCAACATTAACACATATTGGTTTAGAACGTGGCAAAGGTTAGCTTATAATAACTACATACACCACACGGTGAGAATAGGCGAAGGGACTAAGCTAAAACGAAATATTGAAATAAGAGCAAATGTTACAATTGGCGAGAACTGCTACATTGATAGCGGTTGCACCTTTACAGGTGGCTCAACTATTGGCAATAATGTAACTATTCGCAATAATTGCGTTATAGCTCGTGGTTCTTTTATCGGTGATAATTGTTTTTTAAGCCCACAAACTATGTTTGCTAACTTAGATACTCAAGGCAACAAAATAGGGGGCGCACAATTAAGTTATAATGTATTTGTAGGAACAAATGTTACTTTTCATCATGGGGTAACTGTTGCGCCTTATAGCGTTATTGCAAGTAAAAGTTTTGTGAACAAGGATATAAACGAGCCAAATAGAACTTGGGGCGGTGTACCTGCTAAACTTTTGAAATGAAGGTAACCATAACTACCATAATGTATAAGCGTGAGAAGGTGTTTGATATTTATGCTTGTAACGTAAAAAAACTAATAAACCATTTTAAGGATATTGAGTTTAATGTGGTGGTAGTTGGTTCAACTCCTATCTGTAAACGTGCTGCAACTAAACACGGTTTTACTTATTCCTATTATCAGAACCTACCAATAGGGGCTAAAGCACAATACAGATTAGAGAGAGCAAAAGATACTAACGCAGACTATTATTTATTTTTGGGTTCGGATGATATTATAAGCATTCCCGCTTTTGCTTATTGCCTAAAGTATATGAACGAAGGGTTTGAGCATATTGCACCTTATGACATTTTTTACAACTACAAACAAAGCCTTTATTATTCTCAGGGTTACGATGTAACACATAAGAGATACTTAGAACCCTTAGCAGTTGGTCGCATACTTTCTAAGGGCTTGTTAGAGCGTTTAAATTGGAAGCTATGGGATGAAACAATAGTAAAGCGTGGATTGGATAAACCTGCAAGCGATAGGATAAAAAAAGCAAACCCTAAAAGCCATTATTATTGGTGTATTGATATTGATGGCGGTTATATTATCGACTTTAAAACAGAAAGCAACCTAAGCGCAATTAGGCCGCATAAGTGGCAATATATCGGAGCAACTAAAGATTATTATAATTATGAGTAACTACATCCACCCTAAGGCCGTTATAATGCCCAATGTAGAATTAGGCACGGGCAATGTAATTTGTGCAGGTGCTGTTATAGGCAACTTTGGAGCAATAAGGGGCTCAAAACTTAAAGACTACAACGGCAAAGTAGTAATAGGTAACAATAATTACATAGGGGCTAATTGTGTTGTAAACATTGGCGAAGATGGGATAACGCTAATAGGTAGCAATAATATAATAATGAACTTGACCAACATAGCGCATAACGTGAGCATAGGTAGCAACAATGAAATAGGGGCAGGGTGCTTGATATTGGGCTATGCTTGTATTGGTGATAATAACAAGATAAAGGCAAGGGTTAATCTGAGAAATAGAAAGTGCATTACTAACAACATTATTGTAGGCATGGGCGCAAATGTTGTGAACGATTTAACCATTGAAGGAACTTATTACGGCAACCCTGCTAAACTAAAATAAATGAGCAAAGAAATCTACCCGCTAAAAGAACTACCTTTTTTTTACATTACAACAGATGAGCTATTTGATAGGCTTGATGCTATTTGTGTAAAGCATGATATTAAAGAAGATATTGTTAAGGTGTATGCTGAGAACAATGAATGCTTTGGCTTTATTGTAGAAAATATAACGTATTGCGCAAACTATAAGTTAACAGAATTAGTTAATATTGCCCTTCCATAGCTTCCACTTTACTACTGTTTGATTTTTGATTGAAGCCCTGTTTAACGACGGGGCTTTTTTATTTATTATTATTAGTATTTTTGTAATAATTACTTTGAACATGAAGCAGTTTATTACAAAAGATATTGACCTAAAAATTAAGGACATGGATATGTCTAAAGGTCAAATTCAAATGTATGTGAGCGCATTTGGTAATAAAGATGCTCACGGTGATGTTATAGTTAAAGGAGCTTACAAAAAAACTATAACAGAAAACGCACACCGAATTAAGCACCTATTTCAGCACGATACAAATACCATTATAGGCAAGCCTATTGAAATGATTGAAGATAATACAGGGCTTTTAATAACATCTTATGTTAGCGATTTAAAAGGCGGTGATTATCGTAAAATGTATGAAGATGGGCTAATAACTGAGCATAGTGTGGGTATTATACCTATTCAAGAAGAGTATGTAAAAAACGAAGAAACTAACTATATAAAAGAAACTAAATTATTTGAATATAGTTCTGTAACGTGGGGAGCTAATGAAAATACACCTGTTGTTAGTATGAAAAGCCTAACAAAGCAAGATAAGCAAGAGCTATTTAGTAGAATGGATATACTAATAAAAGCAATGCGAAAAGGAACGTACACAGACGACACATTTGCAATGCTTGAAATAGAATTGGAAAGAATAAAATCACTTATTATTAATAGTGAGCCGCAAGAAAGCACTCAAGAAAATAATGAGCCGATTGACTTTGATATTAACAATTATTTTAAATCACTTCAAAAAGACTAAAAAATGTCAGAAGAAATTAAAAAGCAAATTGAAGCTCTCGACTCATCAATTGAGAAGAAAATCGAAAAGGCTTCATTAGAAACAAGCGCAACTTTAAGAAAGCAAGCGCAAGAAGAATTAACCAAATCTTTAGCCGATAGAGATGAAAAAATCAAGGCTATAAGCGAGCAAAATGATGCTTTAGAAGCTAAGATTCAAAAGATGGCTAAGGAAGGTAACGCAACCTTAGAAAACAAATCTTTTGCAAACGTTCTAAGCCAAAAAATGGACGTTGATTTTATTGAGAGATTAAAAGACCGTGGACGTGGTCACATCGACTTAGGAATGACGGGCAAAGCCGTTGGTACTATGACCGTTGCCAACAGCTACACAGGTGAAGTTATCCCTGCCGATACGCTTAACATTGTGCCATTAATGGATAGACGTGTACACGTACGTTCTTTGTTGCCACAAGGTACAACTAATAGCGATGTGGTAAGAATACCAAAAGAAACAGGTGGCGAAGGTGCTGTTAACATCACAGCAGAAGCAGGCACTAAACCTGCCGTTGATTTTGATATCGCAACTACTGATTACAACGTTTACAAAATAGCGGGTAGAGTTGTAGCTTCAGAAGAGATTTTGAACGATACAGCAGGCCTACAATCGTTTATCGTAAACAGATTGACTAACAAGTACAGAAACAAAGAAGACCAACAACTTCTTTACGGTACAGGTTCAAGCCAAATAGAAGGCCTAACAGTTAACGCCGCAACATTTACAGCCGTTGACCCTGCCGATACTAATGCCACTATTGTTGACTTGATTATCCAAGCAGCAACGCAATTAGAGAACGCTGAGTACATGGCGAATGGTATGTTATTGAACCCTACTCAGTACGCTCAATTAGTACGTTCTAAAGATGCAGATGGTCGCTACGTTAAAGATGCTTATTGGGATGGCAACATTGGCGCAATTAACATCTACGGCATTAACGTATTTAGAAACACAGCTGTAACCAATAACGACTACATAATCGGTGATTGGACTAACTCGGCGCAAATCTTCGACCGACAAGGTTTAAGAATTGACTTTAGTACAGAAGATGGCACTAACTTCCAAGAGAACTTAGTAACCATTAGAATTGAAGGTAGATTAACCTTAGGTAAATTCTATAATGAAGGATTTATTTATGGTGATGTATCTGATGATTTGGCGAAATTAGTAGCAGGCTCATAGTTCTTACTCATAAATGCCCTTTAAGGGGTAGTTTAACCGCTACCCCTTTTTAATAAAATAACATGAAAGAATATTTAGTTATTAAAAATCACGATTCAAAAGATGGAGTTTTAACCCGTGGCACTAAGTACACCTATAATGAAGTAATAGCGCAACAGCTAATTAAAAAAGGCTTTATTGTAGAGATTAAAACACCTGTAAGACGTGAGCCAATACCCACCGAACTATTAGAGCAAATAGGGCGTAAAAGGTCAATAGCTAAATTACAAGAAATGCTAATAGGTGAAAAAAGAAACGTGGTTATAGAAGCCATAAATAAAAGAATAAAAGAATTATAAAATGCCAAGTTCAGCAAGAAGGCCTGAGTATTCAAGAAGCACAGATTATTATGATGGTGTGTTAGGGCAAAACGGATTTGTAGTATTAAGCTCAGGCGCAACAGATGCAGGTGATGAGTTTTATGCAATACAAGCCTTAGAAGATAGCACGGTAACGGCTGTTACTAAATATGGTGATGACCTAAGCAGCTCAGAAACTATAATAGCGGGTGGTATTGTTTACGGACATTTTACTTCTGTTACATGGGCAAGCGGTAAAGTATTGTGTTACCTTAAAGCACCAAAATAATGCAGACTTATTATAGTATTGAAGCCACTAAAACTACCCCTGCATGGGATTATTTAACTGATGCACAGGTTAAGAATTACTTAAAGCAAGAAGCTAACGTAACGGCTGAGAATACTCTAATAACTGCTTTAACTAATGCAGCGCAAAGCCAATTCGAGCAAATGACAAATAGGGCGTTATGCGATGGTACATTAAGCGCACGGTATTATGATATTGAAAGCAAAGGCACTCAAATAGATATAACAATACCTTATAGGTGTACTTACTCAAATATTAGTATTAGTTACAAGTACGAAAACACCACAGAAGCATTAGTTGAGAATACAGATTATTATGTTAATCAAAATAGGGTTAGCATTAATAAGAGTAGTTTTAATTACGTGAGTACAGGGATTGAAATAATACTAACAGCTACTTTAACGGCTGATTTTGTTGACCCAAATATTGAGCCTGCATTATATAAAATGATTGCAGATTTATATAATTACAGGGGCAATGATGTAGTAGGTGAAAGCGTGGGCAGGTTAAGTAATACCACCCGCTTTTTATTAGAGCCGTTTATGGATGTGAACCAAATGATATGAGAATATTTACCTGCATACATGGAAGGCGCGAACTAACACGCGCTTTTTTTTGGCATTTAGACTATCTAAGAGAAGCTACAAAGTTAGATTTACCAATAAGCCTATGTTATAGCGATGAAGAAGATTTTGAAGCCATAGAAGAGTTTATAAGAGAGCAAGATAGCGCGGTTAAATATCCTAATACTTTCTTAGGTGATAAATGGAACTACCTAACAAGTAACATGATTAAAACGCACAAAGACGATTATTATTTATGTGTGGGTAGTGATGACTTTTTAAGTGTTGCGTACATTGAATTAATAAACGCTTTAAAAGTAGATTTTGCAGGTACTAATGAGCTTTATTTTTACCAAATGTTCACGGGCAAGGCTATTAGTTTTAAGTATAATCACCCTGTTTGCAAGACATTAGGCGCAGGTAGGCTTTATTCGCATAGATTATTAGAAAAATTTAACGGAACTCTATGGGATAAGAAGCAGCAAAGTAGCTTAGATAATTATAGTGAAAAGTTATTATTTCGTGCAGGGTTTATACCTACTATAGTGAATTTTAAAGAGCCGCAAATAGTTGATGTTAAGAGCTATGAGAATATACACAACTTTGAAGAGTTTGAAACACAGGGCGAAAAAGTAGAAGGTGAAAAAGTATTATCTTTAATGCCAAATATTAGTTTTGAGTAGAATAGCTTCAATAAATATTGGTGACTTTGATTTTAGAGTTACTTTTTACAGCCAAACAGAAGGTGCAAGAGATGTTTATGGTAACCCTGCATTAAGCACAGGCTCAGGCGTTGAACGTTGGGCAAATGTTACTTTTAAGAGTGAAAAAATGGACGTGGGCGAAGGTGGCCTGCAGTATGCCGAAGTATTTGAAATAAAAGTGCGCTTAGATGGTTTAACAGTTGGCGTAGGTGATAGGGTAGATTGGGATAATAGGCAGCTACATATTACAAGTATTGATAAAGTTGATTTAGTTACTTATAAGATATTAGCACAAGGGATAGAATGAGTGTAACGCTTACCATATCGCAAAAGGAAATGAATGCTTTTAAGAAGAATTTAAAAAAGTTCAAAACAAAAAACAGTACTCTTATAAAGAACCGAATGAAAATAGCGGGTAAGGAAATGGAAAGTGTGGCAAAGCTAACAGTAACAAATGCGGGCTTAGTTGATACAGGTAGATTAAGAAGTTCTTTAGTAGCTCATCCTATTGATAATGGTTACGGTCAAGAATTAATAACAGGTGCAAATAAAGATGATTTAGACAAGTCAGACCCTGATACTAAGCCGATTGTATTAGTAGCTTATTACGCTAAATACCATGAGCCAAAATACAAGTTCATGAAGAAAGGGCAAAGGGCAGGTTATGATAAATTTATAAAACTAATGAGCCAATAAATGAAAAACCCAAGCCTTAGCATAAAACAAATATTATACAGCACAATAGGCAGTACCTTTGATGTTGAAGGTAATACTGTTTATTGGTTCACAGACCCACCACAATCACCACCCGATTATTATTGTTGGGTAGAAGATAACACAATATTAGACTTAGGCACTAAGCAAGACTTTGTGAGTGATGTAACAATGGTTATAACGTGCGTTACAAAGGTTAGTGGTGCTGTTTACAGCTCTTTATTATTAGACCAAATAGTAAATAGCGTGACCGAACAAATAATAAGCAGGGGGCAAAGTTTGTTAGGCGCTGATAGTGATTTTAATATATTTAGCGCAACACTACAAGACATAACACAATACGATAATAAAATTGGTAATAAGACTGAATTAGCCAAAGCTATTAGAGTTTTATTTAAAGTCACAGAATTATAATAAATTTGTAAAAAATAATATCATGGCAAAAATAAACGGAACGTTGTACTTAGTAGATATTGACGGTGTTACCGTTGGTTCTACAACTAATGCAAGTATAACAATTAACCAAGATTTACCTGAAACAACTACCAAAGGCTCAGGCGGTTGGAGAGAAGTATTAGCAGGTTTAAGAAGTTGGGAAGGTTCATTTGAAGGCTTATATGACCCAACAGATACTTACGATGTTAAAAGCCTTGCTGATGAAATAGTTAACCGTTCAAGTTTTACAATTGTATTTGACAGCTCAACAGCAGGCGATGTAGATTTTACAGGAACGGCTTATTTGAGCAACGTAGAATTTAGTGCAGAAATGGAAGCCCCTGTTAGTTTTAGCGCATCTTTTACAGGTGATGGAACATTAACCGTAGCAGATAATACATAAGAGCATGACAGGCATATTTGAGTTAAAAAAACATAAGGTTAAGGGGCAGTTTTGTTTATTAGCCTTTAGGTATTATTGCGAAGCTAAAAAGTTAGACTTAACGCAGTTAGGTGATGTACTCGCAAAAGGTAATATTTTTGAAATTAGTGACTTAATCTATTATGCTTGTAAAGCTTATGCGGATTTAAAAGATACTGATTTTAATTATAATAAAGCTCAATTTACTAATATATTTAGTGAGATTAAGCAAGATGAACTTAGCGGAATTGTTGCCAAGTTGCAAGAAGTAGAACTCTTTGGCGAAAAGTTGGGAGAAGCCCAAGCTAAAAGCCCTGAGAATAAAAAAAAATAACTTTCGGTGATTTATACCGTGAAGCATTAGAAATAGGGTTATTGCCTGAGCAATTTTGGGCAATGACCCTTAATGAATATTGGTGTTATGCCGAAGGAAGGGCAAAGGCTAAAGAGTTTGAATTACATAATAGCCGATTAATAATGTGGAGTGTAATGCAACCACATTTAAGAAAGGGTAAAAACTTGAAGCCGAGCGATATTATAGAATTGAGTTTTGATAGGCAAAAGAAGGTGTTAAAGCCTAATGTAAGTAGGGATGAGTTTATAAAGAAAGCTAATAAAATAAAAGCCCGATGGCACAGAGCAACCAAGAATTAGTAGTACAGATAAAAGCTGATTTATCTAAGTTGCAAAAGGGCTTAGATGGTGCAGAACAAAAGGCAAAAGGTTTTAAAAACCGATTAGCTAAAATTGGTAAAAGTTTACAAGGTGCTTTTAGTTTCGGGGCAATATTCGCAGGCGGGGCTTTAATTACTGATGGTATTGCCACTATTAAAGACTTTGAACAAAGTGTAGCTAATTTAGCGGCTGTTACGGGTAAAAGTATAGACGGGATAAAAGCCTTAAAAGATAGCGCATTATCATTAGGGGCTACAACAGCCTATACAGCGACCCAAGTTACAGGGTTACAGACTGAATTAGCTAAGTTAGGTTTTAGGGAGCAGGACATTTTAAATCTAACAAAACCAATCCTAAATCTTGCACAGGCGACAGGCTCAGATTTAGCTAATGCGGCAGCCTTAGCAGGTTCAGTTGTTCAATCATTTGGATTACAGGCAAGCGATACTGAAAAGGTAGTAGATATAATGACAAAATCCTTTACAGAAAGTGCGCTTGATATAGGAAAGTTTGAAGTAGGAATAAGGCAAGTAGCCCCTGTGGCAAAAAATGCAGGCGTAGAATTAAGTAAGGTTACTGCAATGTTAGGTGTGCTTGCAAATAATGGTGTAAGAGCTGAAACGGCAGGTGTAGGATTAAGAAACATAATGCTTGAAGCCGCAAAACGTGGAGTGCCATTTCAAGAATTATTAGAGCAAGTAAATAATAGTGCTGATAAATCCGCAACAGCTATGGATTTATTTGGCAAAGAAAACGCTGCAGTAGGTGTTATAATAGCAGAAAATGTATCTAAAATTGATTCTTTAAATGAAAGTTTACAACTAAGTGCAGGCACAGCACAGGGTATGGCTGATACTCAGTTAAACACTTTGCAAGGTTCGTTAACATTATTAAAAAGTGCATGGGATGGTTTTATTTTATCATTAGAAAGTGGTACAGGTTTTATTGGTCATACTGTTAGAAAAGTTTTAGATGGTCTTTCTTCTGCATTAGGTTTTTTAAGTGGTGGTAATGAAAAAGTTACTAACAGTTTAAGCGATTTAAGAGACGAGTTTAACAAGCAAATTACTGTACTTCAAAGTAATACATTAAGCAATGAAGCAAAAAGAAAGGTAATAGAAAGAATAAATACTCAGTACAAAGATTATTTACCCAATTTAATTACTGAAAAAACAACTTTAGGTGACCTTAGAGATATTACAAAACAAGTAAATGATGAGTTTGTAAAAAGAATAACATTACAAGCACAAGAAGCAAGGTTAGCTGAAAAAATAAAAGCTATAAGTAATGCTCAAATAGATTTAATAAAATCCGAGATTAGGCTTGAAGAGATTAGAATTGAAAAAATAACGGCAAATGAAGCCGAGCTTGCTAAATTAAATAGGGAAGAGATAAATTTAGCAGGTATAGTTGCCTACAGTAATAAAGTATTAAATGAAAATAATGAAGAACTTTCAACTTTATTAGAAGCGCAAAAAAGAGTTAATGAGCAACTAAATTTAAATAATAAAACAACTCAAACAAACGTCACCTTAATTGATGATTCTACAAAGGCAGCGGGGGCGTATGCTAAAGTATTAACAAAAGTAGGTCAAGCAAGTATAGAATTTGGTGAATTTAATACAACCTTAGAAACGGTTGGGGTTACTGCACAGAGAGTTTTACCATTAATAGAAGGATTAAGCAAAACTACTCATGAAAACTTAGTACGGTTAGGTTTTTCAAGTGAAGAAATAGCAAATACATTCACGCAACTATCCCATACAATAGCAATCGGCTTTCAAGAAATAGGAAGGGCAGCGGTGCAAGGTTTGGGTTTAGCCGAAACAGGACTACAAGGCTTTTTAGCTGTTATGATTGAAACAGCGATAGCCGCGATAAGTGTTGCACTTTCTGAATCATTGGCAAACGGTGTGTTAAGTAGTACAAAGTTAGCCGTATCATTAGGTCCAGCAGGACTTGCAGCATTGCCAATATTAATAGGTGGCGCAATTAGCGCAGTAAAAGCAGGATTTAGTAAAGTACCAAAATTTGCAAGCGGCGGTATCGTTAACGGCTCATCATTTAGCGGTGACAGGGTAATGGCACGAGTTAACAGCGGTGAGATGATACTTAACAGAAGCCAACAAGCCAACTTATTTGGGATGATTAACAGGGGCGGCGGTGGCAATGAAAGGTTAGTAACTCAAATTGCAGGCAATGACCTTAGAATAGTTTTAGAACGTGCGCAGAATACAAACCAAAGGCTTAGATAATGGCAGCAATACTAACAAGTGAATTTGATTCGCACGGTGATATTAGTTATAAGATTGTAATAGATAGCAATAAAACAGGCTCACCATTATCAAACACCTTTAAAGTAGCAAGCGCACAATTAAGATATAACCCCGAAACAGATAAGCCAACAGGGCAAATTATTAGTTCTACATTAGAGTTTATTTGTTGGAATGAAGGCGGTTATTTTAACAGCACTTTTATACCTTCTTTGGTTCAATCGCAACAACAAACATATAGAGTATTATTATACAAGGATACAGGCAGCGGTTATGAATTAGAGTGGTTTGGTTGGATTATTCAAGATATAACAGAAGAGCAAGAAGCAGCGCAACCCTATCAATATAAAATAACGGCGGTCGATGGTTTAAGCAAATTAAAAACTTCTCAATACGATAACTCTAATAGCGATGCAGCGCAAACAACACCATTTCAAAAACTAATAATTCAATGTTTGGCTAAAGGTGGCTTACAAAGTTTACTAACAACAAGTGACCCTTTTTTAGTTACGAGCTGCGATTATTGGGAAGATAGTATGACATATGGCGCGACTACTGACCCTTTAAGTTTGGCTTTTGTAGATGTTAGAGTTTGGAATATTTTTAATGAGTATTGGGAGCGTGAATATATAACAGCATGGGAAGTATTAAGCCAAATATGTGTAACGTATGGCGCAAGGTTATACCTATCTAATGGAGCTTATAGGTTTGAGCAGTATGTAGAGCGTGAAGATGCTACTTTTAAGGAAGTGGCATACGCTTATAATTACACACAATTAAGCACAACGGCAAGCGCAAATAGAGATTTTACACTTGCTACAAGTACCGATATAAATAATGCAAGGGCGGCTAATAATCAATTCAATTATTTACCCGCTATTAAACGGTGTGAGATTGATTACGAAAGGTTATTTTTAACTCGTGATTTTGGGCAATTTAATTTTACAGAATCATCAAACGCAGCGCAAGATGTAGGATATTTGGCGATTGTTAATGATGTAGGGTTAAATGTTTCAGGCGATTATACTTTTATTGCAGGGGCTAATTTAAGTGTGCTTTATAATTATAGGGCTATACTTTATGTAGAAATAAAAGTAGCTGCAAGTGGTGGTACAAATTATTATTGGGATGGTGAGCAATGGCAAACATCAAGCAGCCAATATGAAATATTAACAGTACCAAAAGGTGGCCTATCAATTGCTGATGGTGTTTATGGTGCAAGTGGTAATTTTAATATTGTAACAACTGAGCTACCCGCCGATGGTGATATAACTATTCGCTGTTATTTTAATACACTACAAAGAAAGTTATTAAGCCCTTTAAGTAATACTTACAGCAACACAAGCGCAACTTCTGAAACATGGACAATGGCAAGCTCTGTAAGCCTTGAAGATGGTGAGTTTTACGCTGATACAGAAGTATTCTACGCTACTACAACAAACGCAAGCATAGGAGATAATGAAGTATTAAATCAAGGTAAAACTAATATTGCTGACGGTGAACTTCAAACAGGTAAAATATGGGTTAAGTCAAGTGGAACAAGTGGCACTATTAGTAAGAGTGATTCATGGCGAATAGGTAATACAGGAACTTACCAAAGAATATTAGACCTAACAGTTGAAACAATACAAGGTTATTATCACGAGCCTTTAAAGCTATATGATGGTACTATTTATTGCCATGAGAGCTTTAGCGCAAGGTTAAGTTTTAATAGTGAGTTTTACCTATTTTTAAGTTGTACACAAGATTTAATTTCTAATACTTGGGATGGTAGATGGTGGCGAATAGATGCCGATTTAACAGGCATCACATCACAAACAAAACTAATAAGACGTAGGCAATTATTTAGCAGGCCAACGGCAAATGCTAATGCAGGGGAGCTACCTAACGGGAGCGTAGGCGGTGTAGAAATAACAGAAGGAGCAGCGCAAATAGATGGAGTGGTTGAGTTTGAACTAACAAGCGCAATGATAGCAGCAGGTCAAACAGGAACAACTGTATTAAGCGCACAAGGTAGCGGAACGTTTATAGATGTAACCCACGTAACTATATTGCCAACAAGTGGCTCAACACCTTACGCAACGGCGGGAGCGCAAATATATTTCAGCTCAGAAACTACAACGGTGGTAAATAGCACTAATTTATTAGATAGTATTAACAACGGTACAGCGCGAAGGCTAACGGGTAATGATGCTAAACTATGGGAGAATGAAGCATTATTATTTGACATAAACGCAGATGCAACAGGCAACTATGATTTTTTGATT